GCGTTCAGAAGCCGCCAAGGTTTCTACCGCACGTCTTGTTGGCATTGACCATTCATCAGCATTCAACGATGAAAATTGGGCGCAACCACGTCAACTTGCTGCGGTGGCGAAGGAATGGAAGGTATCACCAGACCGTCTTAGTGAAATGGGCAACGCACTTCACGATTTCCAAAATGACCCCACCCTTAGTTCCGGTGAAAAAGAATACGCCGACGCTATGGTGGCAACCTTTGACGGGGCATTTCCCCAAACCGTAAAGAAAGACTCGTTCACCCCACCACAGAACGTCCAAGCCGCTGCTAAGAAAGCATTGAAGTGGATGAAAGACGGCAAGGCAGGTGACGGTTTCACCCCAGTGGGGCGCAAACGTGCGTCAGACCTAGCCAACGGTCACCCCGTGTCTATGGACACCCTAAAGCGTATGAAGGCGTACTTTGACCGCCACCAGCCCGATAAGAAATCACCACATTGGAACGAACCTAGCCCAGGCAAAGTTGCGTGGTATGCGTGGGGTGGCGACGCTGGCTATGCGTGGGCGAAGCACATGGTTGCTAGTGCTGAAAGGGTGCAGAAAAGCGACGTAGAGGGACACCCTTTTCATGGCAACCAGTGGACAGGTGGTGAAGGTTCGGCAGAGGGCGCACTACTCACGGGCGACCAAGTGAAATCCGCCATTATGTCCCCGCAAGGCATTGACAAATTCAATAGCATTATGTCAAAGCAAGGGTATCTAACCTACCCAGTAAATCACCCCCTTTACGGTGGATGTGGCGTGGTTATGAAGGCACTACAGAACATCTATCCCAACGGCAAGCCCGTTGCTATTGGTGAACCGATTACGCCAGAAGAGGGCGAGGACTACCCACCCATCTTCGTTCAGCACTACGCACTACAAATCGGTGAAGATAAGTTTGTGGACGGCGCTGGCGTTCGCTCCCTTGCTGAAATCGCAAAGGGAAACGTACTGGGCAAGTATTGGCAAGTCTTACCGGCGACACCAGACCTAATGGGCAGGTTCCAGTCCATTGCTACCTGCACCGACCAAGAAGCGAAGGACTACGCCAACGTCTTGTTGGAAACGGCGAAATCAGGTATCACCAAGAAACAATCCATCTCCCAAGTCGCCAATCAACTTTGGAACACGTACGTAGTGAAATCACTGCATAAGGGCAAGAAGCCCACCGCCGAACAACTACGGGCGCAAAGTCAGGACGCTTACGACAAAGGCGACGAAGTAGAAGGTGACCGACTGCGCTACCTTGCCATCAACGCACAGTTTGAAGAAGACCAAGCCAAAATCACCAAAGGCGACAAAACTGGACATACATTTCACGGAAACCAATGGACAGGTGGAATCGGTGGCGCTGAAGGCGTAAGTGAAGCACGAACGTCAAGTGCTTCGGGTGGAAAGCGCACCACTTCCGTTGCCGACCAACCGTTGCCACAAGGGTGGAAAATCCAAAGTAAAACTAGTAGCGACATTACGTTGGTTAGCGAAAAAGGCAACACCGCCTGGTTTGCCACCCGTTCCCGTGGTTGGAAACCAGGCGAACGTATTTCCAATATGGTTCTACAGTCCATTGACAAATTTGCCACCGGAAAGATTGTGAACTTCATAGCGGAATCTGGTATCGGTGGTGGAACAGTTGCTTACGTACACCGTTTACGTCCCGACGTTATTGGTATGGGCAAGTACAGCGTTGTCAATGAATCATTGGTAAATCGTGCGAAATTCTATGGCAATACAATTTCTACCGGCGGAGTAATACCGCACGATATAGCGGTTCAGTTGGCGTTTGAGCGACACGACGTAATGCCCCTCAACGCTGAAGAACTAGCCGCACAGCACAGTGTTTTCAGTTCGTATCGTCAAGAAACGAACTACATTGACTTTGCCATGGCGCACGAAATTGGACACAGCGAGTATTTCACTAACCAACGAAGCGTCAAAGACCTTCTTCCAATCCTTGCCGAACTTTCACCAGATAAGGGTGGAGACCCCGAAAATAACCCCCACAGCATTGAGTATTGGAATAAGGCGTACAAGGACAACTGTATGAACGCCCAATACCAAATCCCAAGTCGCTATACGGGCATAACCGTACAAGACGGACTGAAAACAACGGTTATTCCAAAAAGGGACTGGGGTCAATTCCTATACGACCAAGGACGCTCCCCCGACCCAGGTGCTATGCCTGCTTCAGCAAAAACACGGTTGTCGGCACTAGGTGTCACGGAATACGGACGTGAGGACTTTGCCGAAATGTACGCCGAGATGTATGCCGCTTACCAATCACCACGAACTACGGACATTCCATTGGCTCAGGCATTTGCCAAAACGTTTGGGTGGACTAGAAGTGACCTTACTAAATCTGCTATACTGGGGTTAGTGAAGTCTAACCTTATCCCACCAGCAAACAACAGAGTCACCCCTGACGGCAAGGGTGGCTTCAACGTTGCCGAGCCTTATGTGGTTGATACGGTCAATGGTCCCGTCACCGTTATTGGTGAATACGTAATCGTCAACGGTAAGCAAATGTTGATTGAGGATTACAACAAAATGCCTGTAAACCCTGATAAGTAAGGGTTTTAGCAAAGACACTTGCCTTATCCGTCACATTCGGGTAAACTAGGTCAACCCCAATGGGAAACCAAAGGAGGCGTTGTGTCCAACAACCCCAATGCTGTACGCCGTGTTTTTAGCGGTGGTTCGTATTCGCCTATCAAGGCAGGCTTGTGCTAGGCACAGTGCGAGGTGGCTTCCTCGCACTGACAGTCGTAGTTTCGCTAGTGGTTAGCGTGTTCACCACGCACCCCACCGTGAAGCCCCACGTCCAAAAGCCCCACGTCTTAGTGGAACCGAAGTTCATCACCATCTTGTACTACGGCAGTTATCCCAAGCCCCACGCAAAGGTGTATCACCCCAAGTTGCCGGTTCACCATCGGGCAATTCCAAAGCCCCGAATTGAATCCGTTTCTGCCCCAATGGGTTTGTTGCCACCGTCAAGTCGGGCTGGCTTCACCTGCATTATGTGGCACGAATCACGTTCGACCCCAAAGGTGTTCAATCCCACCGCTTACAATGCTGAACAGGGCGCTGGTGGCATCTTCCAGTTCATTCCGTACATCTGGCAGTATGGGGCAAAGGCATTAGGTATCCCAACCGCCTACGCCCAGCAAGCAAGTATCACCGACCAATTCCGTGTTGCCGCTTTCTATTACAAGCGCAACGGTGGTTTCTACCCCGAATGGGCTGGAGACTCGGCGTGTTTCTAATTTCCATCTGGGGTGACTAAACCCTGCTAAGTTAGTAGGGTGTCCAACGCCAAAATACTCATAGGTAATGCCAACGTCAGGCTAAAGGAATTGCCCGACCAAAGCGTTCGTACCGTAATCACCTCACCGCCTTATTACGGGCTACGAGACTATGGAACAGGCGATTGGCAAGGTGGTGACCCTGACTGTACCCACCAGCGTGACAACAAGCGTGGCAAGTCCACCGAGACAGGTCACGCCAACGAAATGCTTACCGTAGGCGACGCTATTTACAAAACCGTATGCCCACGTTGCGGTGCTATCCGTGAAGATGAACAAATGGGCTTGGAAGAAACACCAGAAGAATTTGTCGAAGCCCTTGTTGTTTTATTCCGTGAAATACGCCGTGTGCTTACTGATGATGGAACAGTCTGGCTAAACATTGGTGATTCCTACGCTGGGTCGGGCAAAGGCAGAAATGGCGACGGCACGGTAAATGTTGACCCCGAAAGCAAGCAAGCCACAAGTCAGGGAACGTTGGAAGGCACGTTAGTGAAATCGGGCGTAGATTTGCCAGCCAAGAACATGATTGGTATTCCGTGGCGTTTGGCATTTGCCCTACAAGATGATGGCTGGATTTTGCGTCAGGACATTATCTGGGCAAAACCAAATCCAATGCCCGAATCGGTTAGTGACCGTTGTACAAAATCGCACGAATACATCTTCCTGCTTTCTAAATCACCACGTTATTACTTTGACAACGAAGCAATCAAGGAACCAGCCCAAGATTGGGGAACCCGTGACCGCACCAACGGCAAGTACCACAACGAAGGTACGGGTCTAACACCACACAGCGGTCTAACCAAGTCCTACGAAACACGGAACAAGCGTGACGTATGGACTGTTTCCACCAAGCCGTACAAGGGGGCGCACTTTGCCACCTATCCCGAAGATTTGATTACCCCGTGTGTGTTGGCAGGTTCAGCAGAAGGCGATACCGTCCTTGACCCCTTTACAGGGTCTGGTACAACGGCGGTAGTTGCGCTTCGGTATGGTAGAAACTTTGTGGGGACAGAATTGAACCCCGAATACGCCAAACTTGCAGAAAGCAGGATTACTAGTGACGCACCCCTCTTCAACACAGTCGAACTTGGATAAGCACAAGCAGATGAACTTTGCCGAATGGCTTACATACGGGCAATCCCTTGGATACGTTAGTGAAATCGTGTGTGACACGCACAATGGATACGAAATGTCGCCCACCGAAGTAGAACTTGTTGATGCTGGAAATGACATCTGTGTCCACGTCGTCCGTGTTGGTAACATTCAGGAGTGGGAAGCCGAGGCGCAATCCTATAAAGGAATGGACGAACTGTGCGTTTAGTAGACATTTGGAACGGCAACGGGTATTACCTAAAGACCTATCAGGGAAATGACGGGTACTACCACACCGTCATCACCACGCCGGATTTCACTACCCAAGCCGAAGCGTCTAACTTCCAAACCAAGTTCATAGATTTCACTAAGGGTAATCGTGCGTAAAAGCGAAATCAAAGAACAACTCGAGTCGGCAAAAAGTAATTTGTCTACCGCCAACAGGTCGCTCGAGTTGTTAGTCAAGCAACACGACACAATGGCATCACATAACAACGAACTTCACCACACCATTGAGGAACTGAAGAACGAACTGCGTCTTTACAACTGGGCTTTCAGCATTGCTTCGGGGCGACTAATGGCGTATTCCAAAACGGAAGATGACCCAGCAGTTTTCACCGAACGGTTGCTGGCAGAAGCACGTCAAGAACTAGGGATTACCCAACAGTAAGCCAAAACCCCCACCTTGCGGTAGGGGTCGGGCTGAAAGTTCTTGGCGTTGTGTCCAATCGCCCCCAAGACTGTCGGGCGAAGTCTATCATCGTTTAGTTTGGAAATCAACACCAAAAAAGCAAAGTCCCCCAGCCATTTGCTGAGGGACTTCACCACTGCCGGACTACTTATCGGACTTCCCGTTTCCTAGGGCTAACCGCTTCGCTTCCAACTTCCCGACCTGCTTGACACCCCTACGAGTGTCACCGTCAAGGCTTGCTACACCACTTGCGCAGTGCAACTTTCAGTTTTATGGTGTCGCCTGTCGTGGGCGGGGCGGAAAGAACCACGAACCGAACCCAAATCCGAATTCGTGCAGTCTTGGTGATTTTTTGGGAACCACCAAGTTTCCACTCCCCCCACGACTTGCGACGTAAAGGCTTTACTACACCCCCAGCCCCCGACGACCACGTACTTGTGGGGTCTTTACATCAGGCGACTGCGGTTACTACATAAACAACTATACAGGGGTATAGTCACATTGTCAAGTTATTTAGCAAAGTTTTTTAGAAATCTTTTTCCCCTTGTATTTATTAGGGTTTGGCACTACAAACTAAACCACGTTATACTATTTACCTATGCCATACGAATTACCAGATGCCGAAATGAACGCCCTAGATTTCATCAGGTGGCATTGGAAAGAACTAAATTGCGCACCGTCCTATCGGGCGATTATGCAAGCCGTAGGGTACAAATCAACGTCGTCCGTCCACGTGATGCTGATGCGCCTGAAGCAAAAAGGGCTAATCACCCTTGGACCGAAAAACAAGAATGTTCAGTTAGTGAATACCGGCGACCCACGAACGTGTGACCACGATTGGCGTGTTACCAAAATTGCGAACCCGTTGTTAATCCAATGTTCGTTCTGCAAGCACAAAACGGAAGTCGAATACGACCCACCAGCCGATGCCCCACTTACCAAGTTGCTAAAGTACACAGGGAATGTCGGCTAAACCCTAATAACTGTGGTACACTATAGACAGAATTGCCGAACAAGGAAATGGGTACAATGACGACCATCACGCTTGAGGAACTTGTGAACAAGATTCACACAGCCCTTGTACAAGACGCATACGACACCAACGACATCACCGCTTTGATGGACACGGCACTAAACCAAAAGGCAACTATCGAACACCTTGCGTCAGAAAACGCACGTTTGACAAATGCCGTGGTTGATGCTGGCGACCACATCACCAAGTTGGAAACAAAGATTGACAGTCTGGGCGCACTACAGACCGCACACCACCTTGTTCAGTACGCAGAAGAGTCTGATGTCAATTAGGCTTGATTGGTCGGAACCTGACGATTTTGGGCAGTCCGAAGCAAAGTACGGCCCATTCACCTTTATTGCTTGGCAAGGTAAGGAATACGGCGAACTACGTATGATTCGTCGTGACAACGTTGGTGGGATAATCGCCCCCATTAGCGACCTTTCCCTTTACGCTAGGGATATTGCCCAAGCAAAGTACTTGGCGGAAAATATGTCTATCGCCCTATTGCCCGTAGTGGAATACAATACTTTTACCCCACTTTATGAATAGCGTCTGCTAGGGTTGTAATCGTGTCGGCAACCCCCGTTTACCTTGGCGAAAAGCCATACGGCGTATCACCAAGTCGGGTAGGGCAAATCGAAAATTGCCCACGGCAGTATCAGTACTCCACCATCGAACGTTTGCCAGAACGAAAGAAGATGGCAACGTATCGTGGAACTGTCTTTCACGAAATCCTCGAGGAGATGTTTCTGCGCACCGTGGAAACACCACAGGAACGCACCATTGAACTGACAATGGCAATTATGCGTGAACTGATGCCAACGCTAATGACCGCTGAAATCGTTGCCGAAATGGAATTAGACGATATTGGCGCACAGACTTTTACCGCTGACGTAGCCAAGTACATTCGCAACTACTTCAAGATGGAAGACCCTACGACAATCACCACTGAGGGTATCGAAATCAAGTTGGATACCGATATGGGTGGCTGGTTGCTTCGTGGCATCCTAGACCGCTTAGACCGACGTGCTGATGGCGCACTAATCATTGTGGACTACAAGACCGGCAAGGTGCCACAGGATAAGTACAAGGCTTCGGCAATCCTTCCGGCAAAAATCTACGCCTACCTTTGCGAACGGGAACTAGGCGAACGCCCTGTCGAAATCCAACTGCACTACGTTCAGTTTGGAAAGACCCTAACTATTGAAGTGACTGACGCTGACGTTATCTACGCTGAAAAGCGTGTTCGTGAAGCGTGGTCAAAGATTGAAAACTGGTACAACGCCGGATACTTTCCACCAATCGCCAACAATCTGTGCGATAAGTGGTGTTCGTTCAAAAACATTTGCCCGTTATTTACAACGGTTTCTGACGACCCTTTCTAAGTCGGTTCCACCCCATCAGGTGTTTGACACTTGACATTTCCAAAACACCATTTACGCTTTCTTTGTCAAGACCATTGGGTTACCTACTGGTCAAGCAGAAAGTGAATTTATGGCTCGCAAACTAGTACGCCTTAGCATCAAGGAAACGTCGGGTGTTGACCACCCTGCGCACCTCCACGATGGTTGGGTCGTTATGAAGTCTGCAAACCCAGAAGAAGCATCTGCCCTGCTTGACGAAATCCGTCCTACTGAAATCGTTGCCGAAGCACCCGTCGTTGAAAGCGTGGAGTTTGAGGCACCTGTGGTGGAAACCACGGAAACGTTTGAGTTGGAAACCGCCAAGGCAGCAAACGCTGTTTTGGAAACCCTCAGTAATTTCAAGAAAGAAGAAATTATGTCACAGTTTTCTGCGATGGACACCGATGTGACCATCTACTCAGGGGCTGCGAGCGAGGCTGACATTTTGAAGGCTATGCCACAGGCTATCCGCAAGATGTTGGACGAGGCTTCGGCATCTGCCGAGGTTGCACTTCGTAAGGCTGCCGCTTCGGAAGCCGCCCTCATTGCCGAGCGTGAAGCCCGTGCTGATGAGGCTGCGGTTATCAAGGCTGCTGCTTGGTCGCACCTCAACATTGACCCCACCATTGTCGGCCCAGCGCTTCGTCGCCTTGCCGAGTCCGATGGCACCCTTGCTAACGAGGTTGTCAAGGCACTCGACAGTGCCAACGCCCTGATGGACGCTAACGCTGTCTTTACTGAAATCGGTTCAGACGCTGTTGTTCCTTCGGACGACGCTTTCTCAAAGATGGAAAACTTGGCTAAGGCCGCTGTTGCTTCTGGCACTGCCCCTTCGTTCGAGGCCGCTTTGATGTCAGTTGCGCAGTCGAACCCCGACCTGTACACGCAGTACCTCAACGAGAAGGCTCGATAGTCCATGGCTTTTGAACAGAACCCATACGCTGTAAAGGTCACCCTTACGGCTGACAACTCGCTCAGCAGCACCATCACCAACGGCATTGTGTCTTCGTCGGCACAGTTCAAGTTCGTGAAGATTGCTGGCAAGACCGCTACCATCACCGGCAACGTTGTTTCCGGTACGACTTCCATCACCGGCGTTTCGTCGCTGGTCGGTGTAATCACTGGTGCCAACGTTTCTGGTACGGGTATCCCCTCGGGTGCCTTTATCACCAACGTGAACATCAGCGGTACGACGTACAGCATCACGCTGTCTGCGCCTGCCACTGCTGCGCAGTCGTCTTGCACCTTGACGATTATCCCTTCGTCACAGCCTTACCAGAACGGCCCAGTCGCCACCGCAGTTTCGGCTTCGACTGACCGCCCAATCGGTATCCTTCAGAACCAGCCAATTACCAAGTTGACTTCCACCTCGAACGTGCAAAGTTTCTCAGAAGCCGAAGTCACGATTTCTGGTGTGTCAAAGGTTATCGCTGGTGGCGTTGTTACCGCTGGTGACGCAATCACGATTGACTCGCAGGGTCGTGCTGTCACGGCGACGTTTGCCACAAGCACCACCTACGCCCCCAACTCCTACTTTGTACTCGGAACCGCTTTGACCCCCAGCACGGTTGCTGGCGACGTTATTACCGTCGCTGTTGCCGCCTCTGCTGCTGGTCGTGTGGCTTAGTCAGAAAGGCTAGTGAAATAAAATGCCACAGCCATCAGTAAACAACGTTCACATTGACGCAATCTTGACCAACATCTCGGTTGCGTACTTGCAGAACACCAACAACTTTATTGCCGACAAGGTTTTCCCTGTGATTCCTGTTGACAAGAAGTCCAACCTGTACTTCAAGTACACCAAGGACGACTGGTTCCGTGACGAGGCTCAGCGTCGTGCTGACGGTACGGCTTCCGCTGGTTCAGGCTACGGTCTTACCACGGACACCTACCAAGCCGACGTGTTCGCCTTCCACAAGGACATTGGTGACCAGACCCGTGCTAACGCCGACAACCCCCTCAACCCTGACATGGAAGCGACCCAGTTCGTCACCCAGCGTCTGCTTCTGCGCCGTGAGGTTCAGTGGGCTACCGACTTTTTCCAAGCCGGTGTGTGGGGTACTGACGTAGTTGCCGGTGCCTACTCTTCGGGTGGCACCACTTACGTCCCTGGTACGACTAGCACCATCAAGTGGTCGGACTACACCAACTCGCTTCCCATCGTGGACGTTGAGTACGCTAAGTACGCCGTGTTGCAGAACACGGGCTACGAGCCTAACACCATGGTGTTGTCCTACCCCGTATTTCAGAAGTTGAAGGCTCACCCCACGCTGGTTGACCGCTACAAGTACACCCAAGCCGGTGCCATTGTCACCGAAGACCTGCTTGCGCAGTTGTTCGGTCTTGACCGTGTGCTGGTTGCCAAGGCAGTCGTAAACACGGCTGACGAGGGTGTCTCGAGCAACTTCAACTTCACCGCCAACAACAACGCCCTGCTGTGCTACAGCGCACCTAACCCCGGTCTTATGACCCCCTCGGCTGGCTACACGTTCATGTGGACTGGCGTTTCGGGTGGTCTTGGTACGACTGTCGGTGTTAGCCGCTTCCGTATGGAAGAACTCAAGGCTGACCGTGTTGAAGGTGAAATTGCCTTCGACGACAAGGTTGTCGCTGCCGACCTCGGCTACTTCTGGAACAGCATTATCTAAGTTCCAAAAGTCTCAAGTGGGAACCCCCTGCCTTCGGGTGGGGGGTTTCTGCTTTGTAGCGTGGTATAGTGAAAAGTATGACTACACCCACACACCGTGTCGCAAAGTTCCTCCCTGCCGGTTCCGTCAATTACCACGTTGGCGACCTTGTAGATGCTGGCGATTGGAATAACACGCCAATGCTTGTAAGTACCGACTACCTTATTCCCCTTAGTAAAGGTGAAATCGAGGCACTACAGGCGCAGGAACAAACGTCTGAACCAGAACCTGAACAGGACGATGCCGAAGTGATTATTGAAATCACCACGCCCCTGAAGAACAAGGCAACGGCTAAGAAGGCTACTGCTAAGAAGTAGATTTACAAATACGTCAGGTATCGTTGTATTTGACTATGCGGTTATTTATTTCCGGCCCTATGAGGGGCATTCCCAACCACAACTTTCCAGCATTTGAAGAAGCACGGCTTCGTCTACGCAATAAGGGAAATGATGTGTACTGCCCTGCTGAATCAAATGTAGCGTCCGAAACGCCAGAAGAATTGTCGGCGTTGATGAAATCACACTTGGAACAACTGCTGAAATGTGATGCCGTAATTGTTTTGCCTGGTTGGTCACGAAGCGAAGGCTCCAAAGTAGAAATCACCTGTGCCGTTGCATCAGGTATTCCTATCTACGCCTACCATAAGCATCGCCCCGAAGTATTGGAACTGCTTACTAACGTAAAAATCATTACACGGGCAGAAATCCTAAATGTCTAAGGATATTTGGACTGACGGAACAACACCAGATTGGCACGACCCTACCAATCCGTGGAACGACCACCCATTTGTACGCACGGGTGGCGAACTAACTCGTGGTGAAAAGGCTGCGGATGCGGTACGAAACAAGATGGGTAGTTGGGGATTTGTCGGCACTTTCCTTACTTTTATGGTTATTTGGGCAGTGCTAAACGTTTATTGGCTGAATAACAGGGGATTTGACCCCTACCCCTTCATCTTGCTCAACCTGTTTCTTTCTATGTTGGCTGGACTGCAAGGTGCAATTTTGTTGATTGCTGCCAAACGTGCTGATGCTGTATCTGCCGAACAAGCACTAGCCCACCTGAACCTATCCCGTGACAGTAGTGAAATACTGCAAAAGGTCGAACGAGAACTTGCCCGTAATACCAAACTGACGCACGATTTACACGCACTACACGCTGAATTGCGGAAGTTATTGGAAAACCCAAATAGTGTGAAAGAATAGAAACAGCACAAACCTACAGGAGCAAAAGTGGCGCAGGTATTTTTCAATCAAGGGTTGACCGCCATTTTCAACCAACTTTTGATTCCTACGTCTGGTTCTACCCTTCAGGAACCTGCGTACTACGTTGGTCTTTTCACCGGATTGAGTGGCACAACGGTTCCCGACCCCAATCAAACCCTTTACTCACTAAACTACAATGGGTACGAAATCTGGGGCAGTAGTGGCAACTTGGCATCTGGCTATTCCCGTCAGCCCGTGACGTGGAATGAAGTTACTACTGCTACGTCATACATCGTGCCAGACATTTCCACCACTACATCTGGCAGCGCAAACATTGGCGATTGGTTCATTGGACTTTCTAGCACCGCTGGCGTGTCTGTCGGAATGACAATAGACATTGGTTTTGGAACCGGCGTGGACGATATTCGGGTCATCACCGGCATCAACGGTTCGTTAGTCACCCTTTCATCGCCAATTTCCAATTTCGCTTGGGAGAATGGCACCACTGTCTACATTGGCGACAGTGTAAACGGTCAAAAGTCCACAGGCAATCAAGTCACTTTCACTGCTACGGGGTCATGGCCGCAAGTTAATGGCTATTTCATCACAGACTCCGCTTCCAGCACAACAAGTGGAAACATTTACTTTGCCGCCAATTTTGCCGATGGTTCAGCAACCAACAATGGCCCAACTTTAGGTGCAAGCGACACGCTAAAGGTCACGCCCACTTGGTTGCTGAGCAACTAAGGATGACCCGTCGAGGGTGAAATGGCACGTACACCGTACACACTGAATAGTTATGTAGGCGAACCATACGCCGCTGTACTAACAACGTCTATTGGGTCTGCCGACACTACTATTTCACTAACCTTCAACGAAGGTATTGGCTCGTGGACGGGATTGGGTGTTGACGGTGGTTTCTACCTTGCCATTGACTACAACATGGTCAGCGAAGAACACATTTACGTTCCGGCAGGGTCATACGATTGGGCAAGTTCTACCGTTGTACTAAATGATGTTGTTCGTGGATACGACAATGGTGGAAATGGCGTTCCTCACGATGCAGGTGTAGCGGTTGTTCCAATTATCACCGCAACAGATACACGGGAAGCCAACTACGTGGTATCCCAAACCGTTGGTCAAATCCAAAACTACGGCGACCTTCTTATCGGGGCTAGTGAAAACACCCTCGAGGCGTTGCCAATCGGAAGCCCTAATCAAGTATTAGGTGTTAGCCCAGACGGTTCTACATTGGAATACCTGACTGTCTACGGTCAGCAGGGGCCACAGGGAAACGATGGTGCGCAAGGTAGTGCTGGAAGCCAAGGAAACGCTGGGGCGCAAGGTGCGCAAGGCGTACAAGGCATTCAAGGTTCTATCGGTGTCCAAGGAGTACAGGGTAATCAAGGGGTACAGGGAAACCAAGGAACTACCGGATTTCAAGGCGTACAAGGTGTTCAGGGTAGTGCTGGAAACAGCGGTTCGCAGGGTACACAGGGAGTACAGGGAACGACTGGTAGCCAAGGTAATCAAGGCACTACAGGGGCGCAAGGCAATCAAGGTTCAGCAGGCAATCAGGGTAATCAAGGGACGCAAGGCTCGCAAGGTAATCAGGGTACACAGGGTACTGCTGGAACCAACGGGTCACAGGGTGTTCAGGGTGTTCAGGGTGCCACCGGCGTACAGGGTACACAAGGTTTTCAGGGAAATCAAGGTGACCAAGGGGCGCAGGGTTACCAAGGCGTAACCGGAACAACTGGTAATCAGGGTTTTCAGGGCTTGCAGGGAAACCAAGGTTTCACCGGCGTACAAGGAAATCAAGGTTTCACTGGTGCGCAGGGGGTACAGGGTGTTCAGGGAAACACTGGTTCACAGGGTACTCAAGGAAATCAGGGTTTTCAGGGAACACAGGGTATACAAGGAACGCAAGGTGTACAGGGTGTACAAGGTGAAAAAAGTGCCGCCAACGCCCACGCAGCCGTAAGTGCCGTTTCCACCAACAACTTGCCAGCGACTTACGCAAACGGAAGCGCAGACGCAGAAAACGGAACGGGTGTTGGGGCAACCATTACCGCAAATGCCAATGGCGCACTCGGGGCTATTGACGGTGTAGCAATGTCCGTTGGTAGCCGTGTTCTTTTCACTGCACGAACCAACGCCATTGAAAATGGCATTTACACGGTAACAAGTGTTGGCTCACCAGGTACCAAGTACGTCTTTACCCGTGCCACCGACTACAACAACCACGTCACGGGTCAGGTAGAAAGTGGCGACTATGTGTTTTCTACTGGCGGAACACTTTACGCAGGAACAACGTGGGTTCAATACAATGATGGTTCCAACCCTGACGGAACAATCCGCATTGGAACAGACCCCATCAATTTCACGCAAGCAGGCGGTGTTGGTGCGCAAGGCCCACAGGGTGCCACTGGTTCGCAGGGCGCTGGCGGTGTTATCAGCAACTACGGTTCGTTTTACTCGACGGTAACCCAGAACGCCACTACTGGTGGAGCCGCAATCCGTTTTGACACTACCAACGTCGCCAATGGCGTGACCCTTGTTAGCAATGGAACATACCTAACTCGTATTACTTTCCCCACAACGGGAACGTACATGATTGACTTCTCTGGTCAGTTAGCGGTCACGGGTGGAGGAAACCGCACCGCCAACTTCTGGCTAGTTAAAAACGGAACTACCGCTGTGGCAACCGCCTACGACAATGTTGTTCAGAACAACTCCCCAGCACTTACCTCGTGGACGTACCAAGTAAATGCCACGGCTGGCGACTACTACGAACTGTTTTGGAACGGTGATACAACTAACCTTCAACTTCAGTTCAGCGCCGCTTCCGCCCCCGTGCCTTCCGTTCCCTCGGCGTTTGTTCGTGTCACTCAAGTCACCTATCAGGGCGCACAGGGAAATCAAGGGTATCAGGGTACACAAGGGGTTCAAGGGGTACAGGGTTATCAGGGAACCCAAGGAACTCAGGGAAATCAGGGCTATCAAGGCTATCAAGGTATTCAGGGGCCATCAAATGGCACTGCTGGTGGCGACCTTAGCGGAAACTACCCTAACCCCACCGTTGCCAAAATACAAGGGGTTGCGGTTTCCAATGTTGCCCCCACGAGCAACCAAGTGCTTCGCTACAACTCGTCCACCAATGCGTGGACACCGGCAACGTCTACGCTTCTTATTCCAACCACCACCAAGACGGCAAACTATTCGGCAATTCCAAATGATTATGTCGTTTGCAATCCCACGTCGGCTGGCATCACCATTTCACTACCGTCGGCTCCGGCAAACGGTTCAGTAGTTTCGGTATGCAACCTTTCTACCGCTACACAAACTGTCACAGTAACTCCAAGTGGTTCAGACGTTATTTCGGGCGGTAGTTCCACCCTTGCCTACGGGTTTTTCAACTCCCGTTCGTTTGTCTACGACGCAAATAACACCACATGGTTGCTCCAAGTAGACGAGTGGGGAACTACGGCTGGTGGCGACCTTACGGGGTCGTATCCAAATCCCACTGTTGGTGGAATACAAGGCTTCCCCGTAGCCAATACAACGCCTACAAACAATCAAGTGTTGCGCTACAGCACTACTACGAACCAATGGTCGCCAGCAACCTCGACGCTTCTTGTTCCAACGGTCACTACCAACGTCAGTTACAATGCTTTACCAAATGACTACGTAGTATGCAACCCAACAACTACGGGTATTACGATTTCACTACCCAGCGCACCGAGCAACGGGTCAGTTGTATCGGTTGCTGCCCTGTCTACGGCTACCTACCAGACAGTAATCAGCGCATCAGGGTCAGACACCATTCAGGGTGGGTCAATTACTCTTGCTTCTGGTCTGTACAGTTCGGTGTCATTTGTCTACGACAAAAATGCCAATACGTGGCTGGTGCAATCACAAAAAGGAAATCAAGGCAATCAAGGTTTTCAGGGTTATCAGGGATACCAAGGTAATAACGGCACAAACGGTGCGCAGGGAAATCAGGGATACCAAGGCGTACAGTCATCAGTAGCCGTAGGCACCGTTTCCACCACTACGTATGGCAACCCAGCATTAGTTACTAATACGGGTACTGCTGGTGCCGCAACTTTGAATTTCACCATTCCCCAAGGGCCACAGGGTGTTGCCGGAACAAATGGAACCAATGGTTCGCAAGGTAATCAAGGGTATCAAGGTGTGCAAGCATCGGTGGCTGTTGGTACGGTTTCTACCACATCATACGGAAACCCAGCCGTTGTCACAGATACAGGAACCGCAGGCGCAGGAGTACTAAATTTCACCTTGCCACAAGGGCCGCAGGGTGTCACTGGCACCGCCGGAACGCAAGGAAATCAGGGTTATCAGGGGGCTTCCTACGCCACCACATCTGTCACGTCGCTAACCATCGCCACAGGTACGCAGACATTCACCGTAGGCACCAACCTTGCCTACACGGTTGGTCAGACAGTTCGCATATTCAACAGCCCCAACTACATGAGTGGCACTATCACCGCTTACAACGCCAGCACGGGTGCTATGACGGTAAACATAACCGTCACGTCAGGTTCGGGAACGTTTGCTTCGTGGACGGTAAACCTAGACGGTTTGCAAGGCGTACAAGGGTCTACGGGTTCGCAAGGAAACCAAGGCTATCAGGGATATCAAGGCTATCAAGGTGCCGGTGTCACAGGTATTTCACCAGGCGCAATTATCTACGGCAACGCATCGGGCAACTGGGTAGACACATCAACAGGTTCGGGCGGTGGTGCTGGTTCGGCTGGTCAGTTGCTTACATCATACGGAAACATTGCTAATGGTGGCCCCGAATGGGCTTCGTATGCAATTCACCGACCTGTCTCCGCAGTTACCACTACTAACGTTTCCGGTACGTATGTAGTTGGCGCAACGCTAACAGTAGCCAGTGCCACCTATGCGTCAAACTCGGCTACGTATACCTACATCAATACAGG